GACTCCCTCGGGCACGTTGAAGGTCGAACGCCCCATGCAGTACTCGACGATCTCCGAGAGCGCCGACTTGCCAGTCGATGACCGACCTGTTATCACGTTGAGACCGTCAACCTTCAACTCAAGGTCCCTGCGCTGGCCATCGTGGCTGTAGATGTGGATCGACTTGATCTTCATGGCCGTATTCCGAAGGTCGTATACACCGTCACGCGGTCCCCAATGCGGGCAAATTCTTTTCCAATTATCCGCGCAACGCGTTGGCAGGAGATGGATTCGCTTGTACCAGTGAGGGATTTGCGAACCCGGTCAGAGACGGTCTGCAGCCGCCCATCCTGGGACACGACAAAGCACCCTCTCTCCATCAAAAGACCAAACGCCTCGAATGCAAATGGAATCATATCCATTGTGCGGTCGGCGAAGCCGACCAGCAACTGGGGATTCTTTTCGACCGTCTTCAGAATATAGCTGCGAGGACTATCGGCAATCACTTGGCGAGAGTCTTTCTGCAGACACAGAGGCAACACGAGCAGCGCGAGAGAGAAGGGCATGCCCTCGGGGTTTACTTCTTCATATCCCTGCAATGCCCTGAAAAGGACCAGACCACAGAAAGCGGGATTGAAGAGGTTTCTAACTTCGAATGGTCGTTGGTCCCATCGCTTCATTCAGTCGCCCCCAGCAACTTGCCAATGCGGCTTAGGAAACGGGGATGCCAGTACACCCTGGGCAACGGGCGGGTATTCGCGAGAATGTGGAAGCCGCCGCGCAGGACGTACGGCTCGGTCACACGCTCCCGTATGCGAAGGGTGCTGATGTTGCCGCTCGCCATGTCGGCCCACTTGTAAAGCTCTTTGCCTGCATCCAGAAGGACCGTCTCGGCGCTATCCTCGTCCAAGCCTTCAAAGACCACGTCTCTGTAGCGGCTCCACTCATCGGCAAGGCGGTCTTCGTATTCCTCCATTTCACCTGAAACCAGAAGATTCTCGCGCGCCCAGGCCGACCGTTGTTCGAAGGCTCTGTAGTAGTCCAGGATAGCGTTGCGAATTCTATTCGAGGCGACGCCAATCTCTCGTAACTGCACAACAAAAAGCCGTGGGTCGTTGTCCGCATCAATCTCACCAGCGGGTGTCTTCCCCCGAAACGTGATGGGGAGGTTGTCAGACTTGTACTCCTCGGCAAATGCGGAGAACTTGTCGGAGACTTCGTACCCGTAGATCGCTTCTGTGCGTTTGCCGGACAACAAATTGACGATGGTATCGTTCCACCAGCCTTCAAGACGCTCGAAGACTGCTTCTCTGAATTCGCGCCTAATGCTGCGCATGTGCTGATCTTCGATGATCAAGGGCACATCGACGATTCGCGGTTCGCCATCGAAGATTACAATACGCGAGAGAAAATCGTCCTTTTCCTCATCGTTGAGTTCGTGGAACTCTTGGGCAATAGCGCGGATGAGCTTCGACTGGGTCTTGGACAGCAGGTCGTTTGCAAGTTGCGACAGCGAGGATGTTTCGTCGTTCTCTGGAGGGGGATCAGGAAGGAAGTTTCGCAGAAAGGAAGTCTTCGAGACGGCACCTGTCGTGAACAGAAAGAAGCGGAGATTGGCTTCGCTGCGCCCGTCGCGGTTGTAGCGCGCCAGCCAAATCCGAACCGACTTCCAGAAGTCGGTGGATAGGTCGGTAAGGCGATCGCCGACAGCCTTGTGCTTGAGGGAGGCGAGCGTCTTGACGCCGTCCTTGTCCAGGAAATCGAGGTCGTCGTCCTTTTCGATCAGGACGGACGTGCTCTCCGGTAGTTGTAAGAGCCTGAGCAACGCGAACCGTGGTTGGTAGATGTACCCCAAGCCCTGCTCGCCAGCCGAATACTGATCGGCGGAAACATTTGCCATGCTTAAGCCCCCGTATGGGTTTTCCGTTGGCCCCACTGGTCCGTCGACAAGCAATTCTCCGAACCCGGAAGAAACAGCCTTGGTTACTGAAGATGCATAATCATACCTGTATCGCGCCCTTCTCCGGGTATCCGTCGTATGACATCGCGGGGCGGCAGGAGCAGGGCTAGGTCTTTCCTCTTGCCTCCTCGTGTGCTCGGTATGCGACAGTCTGAGCCTTGCTACATTCTGGACGAGCCGACAGGCAGCACGGGGATACGTGCGCCAACCGCCCCTCATAGATCAGAATGCGGCCGATCACTCCGGCTGGGTTTCCTCGCCAACTCCACCAATCCTCGCGCGTTGCTCCTCCCACAACACCGGCGGACTGATCGCAAGTTCATGCACAGTGACGTGCGGAGGCACGGTCTCATCCAGGATGGCCGCCACGATGTCGGGCGCCAGCGTGGTCAGGTTGAGCATGCGGCACATGTAGCTGTTGTCGATCTTCTCCCGGGCAGCGAGTTCGGTGATGGATTTGGCTTCGCCCGATTCGAGCATCGCCAGCCAGCGATAACCCCTGGCCAGCGCCAGTTGCATCGGCGTGGCCGACACATCCCAGGGTCGGGGCTGGTCGGCTTCGCCGTTCGGCAAGGTGACCAGTTTCCGCCCGCTGCGGCGCTTGATCTGAATCGGCACCGACAGGGTCAGCCTGCCGTCGCTGGCCGCGATGACATCCGGCGCTCCGGTCTTGCGGATCCGAATTCCGTTCATGCCAGTACCTCCTGCCGCCGTTCGGCGGGCTCAGGGCGAAGATCGAGCACCACCCGTTCGATGCCATTGGCGCGCAGGCGCAGTTCCATATCGGTGGGCGAAACGATCACCTTCTCGACCAGCAGTCTGACGATCCGGGTCTGCTCGGCCGGGAACAACTGGTCCCAGATCGCGTCGAGGCGCGTCATGGCCACCGTGACCTTGGCCTCGTCCAGGGTCGGATCGAGTTTGCTGGCTTGCGACAGCAGGTCGCCGAGCAGTGCCGGCGCGCGCAGGATGCCTCGCAGTTGTTCGAGCACCGCCGATTCCAGTTCTGCCGCCGGCAAGCGTGGCAAGCCGGACGCGCCCGCCTGCTCCTTGGTATCGCGCATCGGGATGTAATACCGGTAGCGGCGCCCGTTACTCTTCTTGGTCGAGTGCCAGGGGGACAAGGCGCGCCCGTCGTTGCCGAACACGATGCCCTTGAGCAGGAAGGGCACGACCGCCTGAGTGGCGCCGCCGCGCACCCGGCAGTTGGTTGAGAGGATCGCGTGCACGCGGTCCCACAACTCGCGTTCGATGATCGGCGGGTGCGCCGCCGGAACCCACTGCTCCTTGTGCCGCAACTCGCCGAGGTAAGTGCGGTTGTGCAGCAGCTTGTAGATCATCCCCTTGTCGATCGGCCTCCCCTCGCGAACCTTGCCATCCTGCGTGGTCCAGGCCTTCGAAGTGAGGCCGTCCAGCTTCAACTCGTTGAACAGGGACGTGCTGGATCCGAGGTCGACGAAGCGCTGGAAGATGTGCCGGATGAGTTTGCCTTCCCGCTCGTTCGGCACCAGTCGCCGGTTCTCGACGTCGTAGCCCAGCGGCGGCACGCCACCCATCCACATCCCCTTGGCCTTGCTGGCGGCGATCTTGTCACGGATCCGTTCGCCGGTGACCTCGCGCTCGAATTGCGCGAAGGACAGCAGGATGTTGAGCATCAACCGGCCCATCGAGGTCGTGGTGTTGAACTGCTGGGTCACCGAGACGAACGAAACGCCGTACCGCTCGAAGACTTCGACCATCTTGGAGAAGTCCGCCAGGCTGCGCGTCAGCCGGTCGATCTTGTAGATCACCACCACGTCGATCCTGCCGGCCTCGATGTCGGCCATCATCCGCCGGAGCGCCGGACGCTCCATGTGCCCACCCGAGAAGGCCGGGTCGTCGTAGTCGTCCACCACCGGAATCCAGCCCTCGGCGCGCTGACTGGCGATGTAGGCGTGGCCGGCGTCGCGCTGGGCGTCGATGGAGTTGTATTCCTGGTCCATCCCTTCGTCGGTGGACTTGCGCGTGTAGACGGCGCAGCGCACGCGCCGTTTCAGGGCTTCGCTCATCGCCGGGCTCCTTTCCTGGCGGACGGCTCCGGCTTGGCCGGCCCTTTGAGCCCGAAGAACAGCGGACCCGACCAGCGGGTGCCGGTGATCTCACGAGCGATCATCGACAGGCTCGGGTACATCCGGCCGTTGAACTCGTACTGCCCGTCGGCGGTGGCGATGACGCAGTATTCGACGTCGCGGTATTCCCGGGTCAGCACCGTACCCACTGCCGGCCGGGTGTCGCGGTCGCCCTTCTTGACCTTGCCCGATTCGAGGAGTGCTTCGATCCGACGCTGGTTGCGCTCCAGCAGATTGGCGTCGACCTTGCGGAACTCGACCTCCTGCAGCCGGTGGGCAATCCGGCGTTCCAGAAACGGCCGGTTATAGTTGGGCGTGTCGGCGCCGAACAGCTTCTGCCACAGCGCCTTGATTTCAGGCATCGGTAGCTCGGGCAAGCGGGCGATCTGCGCCAGGACCGACGGCGGCGTGGCGGGAATGCGGGGGGACGTGTTCATCATGACTCCGTATTATTCCTTGTGGACGGGGTGTGAATGAACGCGCTGGTGGCCGGAGAAGGCAAGGTCAAACCCGTTCTCTCGGGCCACGTTTATTACCGGCTGAGGCCCACCGGCGCTGCGCAGGCGGATCAGCCCGTTGGCCAGTAACGAGGCGATTTCGCACCGACGCTGCGCCGCGGTCATGTGCTCCGGGGGCAGATGGGTGACTGGGCAGTCGCTGCGCGCCGTTGCGCTCTCGACTCGCGAAGTATCACCTCGTCTGATGTCACGCATGGGTATCGGTCCTTATCCGTCCAATTCGCTTGAAGCGTCATTGTCCGGATGAACCGCTACCCACACCACGAGGGAGTTTCGGGCAGTTGCGGAGCGCTGCGGCGCCGTTTGGAAAGGCCGGTCAGGCGTCTAACGGATGGACCGCTGCCCGCGACGCTCGAACCGCTCGATGGCGCTTTCGAGACCCGGATCTTCCTCTTCTTCCTGGGTTGCCCACGGCTTCCGGTCTGGCATGACGAGCAGCGAAATCACGAAATCGTAGTGATCCGAAACGATGCGCATCTCGCGAAGGGGCATATCGTCAGGCTCCCTGGGAAACCAGATCCGGGCGGGTACCGTGATGCCCTCGCGCTCGTCGACCCTGCGCATCGGACTGGATGCCAGCGACCCTTCGGGAATCGGGATGGTCTGCCTGCCAAACCGGAAGAATGCGCCGGTCTTCAGGGCCGTCTGACTCGACCACGACCACTGGATGAAGCCACTTCGCGAGACCACCATCACCGCACGCTCGGGGGTGAACTCGATCCAGCGCCGGATTACCGCCTGCATGGACGCCCCGTAGCGATCGGCACAAGCACTCAGCACGTCCAGATTGACCGTCGCGCTGGTCACCTGGCGTCGGAAGTCGTCGAAAGGCATCAGCAGCGTGGCGGCGAATTTGTCCGCGTCATTCTCCATGGCCCTGACGCCGCCGCTCCATCCCGCCGTATCCTCGGTCGAGCACAGGAATTCCCCTTGCCCCGGCAACTCGCGATGCAGCAGGTAGTGGCCGAACTCGTGCGCAATGGTGAACTGGGTCCGTCCCGGCGAGGTGACCGCGGCGTCGTAGACGATCAGCCACCGCGTTCGGTCCTTGTTGGGCTTGAGCATGCCCTCCAGACAGGGCAGTGCCGCGCCATGAACCTTGGTGATCGGCGATTTGGGAAATCTCTGCTGCGAATACTCCAGCGCGAGTTCGGCCACCTTGACCGGGAAGCGGTCAGGCCCGAGAACCTGATTGAGCAATGCCGAGATCCCGTTGGCCTCGGCCATCGGCCGTTTGGGTTCCGTCACTCGTCGTTGTCCCAGGCATCGAGGATCTGGCGCAGCCGCTTCTTGGTGTCCTCCGGCATCCCCTGGTATTTCCGGAAAAAGGCCTGATCCAGGACTTGCTGGTCGGGAGACGAGGTTTCCGTGCTGAGCAGGTAATCGGACGTCACGTCCAGCACCGCGGCAATCCTGCCGATCTTGTCGGCAGACGGCTTGGGAACGTCCTTGTTCTCCAACTCCCAGATGTAACTCTTGCTGGAGTCGGTCAGTTCGGCCAATTGTTCGAGGCTGAGCCGCTTTTGCTTTCGCAGGGTTCGCATCTTGTCACCCAGAGGTGATGGCACTGCTCTCTCCTTAAGGGTCCGTATCAGGGACGAAATACTACCACTCTGCCGAACGTTTGCGTACCCGTTTGACAAAACATACGGCGCTCATGGATAATTCGCATGGTTCGGTGCGCCGAACGCAATCGGTCTACACACCCCAATAGCAAGAATGGGCTGCTCGGGCTGATAAGCACCCAGTCAATACCTTTGTGAAGGGGAATGTCGATGAACGATGCAGAAAATCTCTCCAAACTGCTCGGCCACCTGCCGCCGGCGGTCTTCAGTGACTTCATGGTCAGCGAGTTTGATCTGGCGATGCCGGAATTGAACGCGAAGCAGGCCAAGCGGGAACAGCGGGCCGCCATGGATAACGTCCTTTCGGGCCTCGCGGTCAGCAAGCGGCAGCCGATCGAGGAGTTGGCCGAACGACTCGTACTGATGTCGGATGGTGCCGGGCAGGACGTCATCGAGGGATTTCGCGACGACATCTTCGATGACGCCGACCGCGAGGCCTTCGCCGCGATCCGCAACCAGTATGAACGGGCCCTGTGGCTTTACCTCCATGAGCCATCCGTCTTCAAGGAGGCACTGGATGCCCGGCAGGCCGACGTCTTCCGCCAAAGCCCGTCATGCTACTCGGGGTTCATGGCTCCCAAGGGCCTTTCGATCAAGGACGACGAGGCCTCGAGGGTGGAGTTCCATCAGACCGTCGGCGAGCATCTTGGCTGCGCCGTCGATGCGGTGGCTGTCCAGATCTTCAAGCGCCTGCGCCCCGACACACAGACCGGCGAGGACGTCGCCCTGTATCAGGTCAGCATTCACCACAACCGCCCGCCGGAGATCATCGACTGCGTCCAGGACAGCGAACTCTTCGGGCAGGAGGTGATCCGGGCGGTCTCTTCGCATGTCACCTACGAGCCTGCGCACGGTCATCTGGAGGTGCTGACCAAGGACACCGATGGTCGCGAGACGCTGGCCCGGATCGTGGCAGACGCCTTGCTGCAGTCGCCGATCTCCGGCGAGAAGATTCCACTGAAGCAATACGACTACCAGAGTCTCGCGGCGCCGCGCAACTTCGACCTGGCTGGCGAGAACGTGGCATTCGTCAAGGTGGTCGAGCTCGGCTACGCCGGGTCGAACCACCGCTCGCTGGTGGTGAAGATCTGGTCGACGGATACCGAAGACATTCATGCCGCGGCGCGGGCGCTGATCAGCCCCACGTTCGACTTTCGCCATCACCACCTGCACTACGCCAAGCTCTCCATCCGCCTGAAAAAGGTCGGCAACGACCGTGCACGGACGATCACCGTCATCTTGCGCGACGACAACAAGTGCAACATCAAGACCAAGCGTGAGAAGGACCGGGCATTGTGTGACCGCCTGCTCGCCAAATGGCATCTGGTGAAGGAGATCGGCGATGCCCTCAAAGCCCCTGTCGACGCCGTCGCTGCTTGAGTTGCTCGACCTGTTCGAGCGGTCGAGCCAGCCGCTCACAGACGCCGAAGGCCAGCGCCTGCGCGGCGTGCCCGGATGGGACCTCTTCCACAGGACCTCCCTGTCCACCCGGGAACTCGCAGAATGGACGGAGTGCGTCGGTTACTCCGGGTGCTTTCCGGCGCCCTGCGGTGACGAGCGAGTGCCGGTCGAACTGCTTGAGGACAGTGATCCGACGCGCTACCGCTATCGGTGTCCGGAGACGTTTCGCAGAAAGTACGTCGCGGCGACGGACGTGGCGGTCTACGCCGTGCATGTGCCGATGCTCCTCCAGTTCGTCTCCGATCTGCTGGACGTACCGCAAGCCCTTCGCCGGGGCATCGAGTCACCCGCGATCGACGGTGTGCTGTGGAAGATTGGCAAGGCACGGATTGGCGCGGCCCATACCGATATCTGGTTTGTGCGCAGCCTTGCGTCCTGCATCGAGGACGTGTTTCGCCATTTCCATTCGCAGACTCTGCCGGATCAGGGGCTCATCCTGTCCTCCGGCGTGGTGCCACCGGATTTCGTGCGGCCGCCACGAAACTATCGCTTCGCTTCCCTGCACGATGTGATCGTCGACTACCTGCCGGAGCCGCGCATGGACATCGATCTGCTCCATCGCATTCTGAGCTCCCCAGCCGACGGCACGCTTCGTCCCGTCCTGCCGGTGCACTTCGACGAGTACACCCACACTCTCACGATCCGCAGCAGGACCAATCCCTGGCACATCAAAGGAGATCGCCAAGCCGCCGCTGTCAGGTACTTGTACCAACAGGCATGCAACGGACGATGGACGGTTCCGGCAAACGAGATCCTCAAGGCGGCGTCCCCGGACACGGAAACGCCCCGCAGCCGGCGGATGCAGAGCCTGTTCAGTGGGAATGCCTTCTGGGAGGACTACATCGTCAGCGATGGAAACGGGCAGTTCGGCTTTCAGCTCGACTGATCCCGCTATCCGCAACTCAGACCACCGCCTTCGGGCGGTTTTTTGCTTTCTGGAGCACCACTTTTTTCGTTTGGGCTGCGCCCGTACACCAGCCCGTACACGGCGGTGCTAGATGCCCGTACACACACAATTCGACACTGGCAGCACGTTTTCGCAACCACTGAAAGGAGAAAAACGTGCGAGTCAAACACCTCAATCAGCGGGAGCTGGCCGATCGATGGGACGTCAGCGACGCCACACTGGAACGTTGGCGGTCCGAAGGAATCGGGCCGGTCTACCTGAAACTGCAAGGCCACGTGCTGTACCGCATCGAGGACATCGAGGCTCACGAAGCCGCGAGCCTCTACCGGAGCACTTCTGAGCGCGTCACCGAGGGAGGTGCCGCATGAGCTCCCAATCCCTCTATTCCCTCCTCGAAACCCCTGTCGACCAACTCGTCGAGCAGTCCAGCGAGTCGCTGCTTCGGATCAAGCGTAGCGCCGATGAGCAATTCGCGGTCGCCAAGAGCGCCATGGCGCACATCGATCTCGCCCTGGAGCTGAAGTACGGGCGCCGCGCCCATCAGCTGCGCTTGGCCATGGGCAAGGACACCGGCGTCGTGCATTTCGATGATGGCCAGGTGCAAATCACTGCCGATTTGCCCAAACGGGTCGAGTGGCATCAGACCAAGCTCGCCGACATCGTCCGCCGTATCGCCGCCAGCGGTGACGACCCCGCCCAGTTCGTGGAGATCAGTTATCGCGTCTCCGAAACCAAGTTCAACGCGTGGCCGCAGTCGCTCAGAAGCGCCTTCGTACCGGCACGCACCGTCAAGGTGGGCAAGGCGAAGTTCACGCTCGGTCGTGTTGGGGAGGGCCAGCCATGACCGGCTATCCCCTGCATCCCGCCGCCGAGATCTTCCCGGAGATGGATGCACCGGCCCTCGCCGGGCTGACCGCGGACATTGCGGCCAACGGCCAGCGCGAACCCATCCTCATCCTGGACGGGCAGGTCATCGACGGCCGTTGCCGCCTGCGGGCCTGCGAGCAACTGGGCATCGAACCGCTCGTGCGCCACCTCGGCGCAACCGTGGTGGGCGATCCCTACGTGCTCGCGGTTTCCCTCAACCTGCATCGCCGGCATCTGACGGAGAGCCAGCGGGCGATGGTCGCTACCAAGCTGTCCACGCTGCAGCGCGGCCGTCCCCAAGAAAATGCGCAAATTTGCGCATTTTCGCAGGAGCAGGTTGCTCAGCTTCTCCATGTGTCGCGGCGCAGCGTCCAAAACGCCCGCGCACTCATCGACCATGGCACCGCCGAACTGGTGGCCGCCGTCGATCAAGGCGAGGTCGCCGTCTCTACCGCCGCCGATCTGGCCCGTCTGCCCGCTGACACGCAGCGCGAAGTCCTAACCCGCACCCCGGACGAAATCCGCGCCATCGCCCGCGAGGTCAAGGAGCGCATTACCGCAGCGGGCGTCTGCGGCCCGTCCGCCGTGCGTATCTTCGACCGGGTCGCCCAGGAGCAAGACCTCTCCGGCAGCGAACAGTGCTCGGTCGTCGACGCGATCAAGGCCGACGCGCCGGCGCTGCCCACCCCTGCGGAGGCCAGGCGCATCGCCGTCGAGGGGAAACCCGGTCTGGCGGTGCTCGCCACCGACGGACGCTACCACACCGCACCGGTAGACCCGCAGGAGGCCACGCGGCTGGAGCGCTGGATGCGCTTGCGCGAGGGCCTGGAATCGCTTGCCACCGTTCCCTTCCCGCCCACCGAAGCCCTGACCTCGATCCCGGCCTATCAGCGGCGCAACGTTACCGAGTGGCTTTCGCGCGCGGTTCCGTTCCTTCATGAACTCCACCAACTCTGGAGCCAACACCATGCGTAATCCCATCATGAGCCATCTGCGCGGCGCCGTACGCGAAGAGATCACTCACGCCTTCGAAGTCACCGGCCATGCCAGACCGCGCGAGATCGCGCGCCTGGTCTGCGCCACCCGCACGGCGGACATCCTGACACTCGGCACCCGCCTGGCCGAGGACGCGCTGACCGAAATCGCGCGCCGCGAACTCAAGAAAAGCACGCAAGACCGGGACCCGGTCAGCCAGCTGGAATTGCCGGGCGTGCCCGTCGCCCTGATCAGCCAACTGCCGCAGGCCATCAGCATTCCGGTGGAAGACGCCGACGGCGACACCGACGAGGGCGTGATCTACAAGCCACTGACGCAGGTCACGCTGGCCGACGTGGACGCTCACCTGGAGTTGCTGTCGGCTCAGATCGTCGCCGATACCCGGCGTCACCGCGCCGTGAAGGAGCTGGGCGACCTGGCACGGGCCGCTGGCGCCACCAGCGACAGCCTGCTCCTGGCCAGTTTGAGCGGTGCGCAGCGGCGGATCGGGGAGGTGGCCTAAATGACCCTCCCCATCATCACGGCTGACCAGCGCTTGGCCGAACGCCGCGGCGTCAAGGGCGTCCTCGTCGGCAAGAGCGGCATCGGCAAGACCTCGCAACTGTGGGCACTCAAACCCACGTCGACCCTGTTCTTCGATCTCGAAGCCGGGGATCTGGCGGTCGAGGGCTGGGCCGGCGACACCGTCCGCCCGCGCACCTGGCAGGAATGCCGCGACTTCGCCGTGTTCATCGGCGGACCCAACCCGGCGCTGCGCGAAGATCAGCCCTACAGCCCGGCGCACTTCGACGCGGTCTGTGGTCGCTTCGGCAATCCTTCGGTGCTCGACCGCTACGAGACCGTCTTCGTCGACTCGATCACCGTCGCCGGGCGGCTGTGCCTGCAATGGTGCAAGGGTCAGCCGCAGGCCTTCTCCGAGAAGAGCGGCAAGCCCGATAGCCGCGGCGCCTACGGCCTGATGGGCCAGGAAATGATCGCCTGGCTCACCCACCTCCAGCACACGCGCGGCAAGAACGTCTGGTTCGTCGGCATCCTCGACGAGAAGCTCGATGACTTCAATCGCCGCGTCTTCTCGCTGCAGATCGACGGCTCCAAGACCGGCCTCGAGTTGCCCGGCATCGTCGATGAAGTCATCACCCTCGCCGAACTGAAAGCCGATGACGGCACCAGCTACCGCGCTTTCGTCTGCCACACGCTGAACGCCTGGGGCTACCCGGCCAAGGACCGCTCCGGGCGACTCGACCCGATCGAGGAGCCGCACCTTGGCCGCCTGATGGCCAAAATCGCCGGCCCCGCCCGGCCCGCACCCGAGCGGCTCGACTTCGCTCGCCCCGTCGCCATTCCCTCTCTTTCGACTCAGGAGTCCTGACCATGACGTATTTCGATTTCAACTCGGCTTCCGAGCAGAACAGCTTCGACCCGATTCCCAAGGGCACGCTGGTGCGCGTGCGCATGACCGTTCGCCCGGGCGGCTTCAACGATCCTGCGCAGGGCTGGACCGACGGCTTCGCCACGCGCAACGCGCAAACCGGGTCGGTGTATCTCAACTGCGAGTTCGTCGTCCTGGAAGGCGAATTCGCCCGCCGCAAGATGTGGTCCCTGATTGGCCTCTCCAGCCCCAAAGGCCCCGAGTGGGCGAACATGGGCCGCAGCTTCATGAAGGCGATCCTCAACTCGGCGCGTGGCATCCATCCCGCCGACAACAGCGCGCCGGCACAGAACGCGCGGCGTATCGGCGGCTTCGCCGACCTCGATGGCATCGAGTTCCTGGCAAAAGTCGATTGGGAGAAGGACCAGCACGGTCAGGACAAGAGCGTCGTCAAGTCGGCCGTGACGCCGGATCACAAGGATTACGCGGCGCTGATGGGCACGACCCCACGCGCGCCCGTGGCGCCGGTGAGTAACCCCAACGCCTATGCCCAGGCCAGCGGACGCGCCCCGGTGACGGGCCGCCCCAGTTGGGCCGAGTAAGGGAGGACGGACATCATGATGCTTCGCCCCCGTCAAACCCTGCTCGTCGACCGTACCCTGGCGGCGCTCGAACGGCACGGGAATACCCTGGCTGTGGCGCCGACTGGCTGTCACGCCGCCGGCACGCCGATCCTGCTTCACGACGGCACCCTCCGACCGGTCGAAGAGATCGTCGTCGGCGATCGCTTGATGGGCCCCACCGGCGCCCGGCGCGTGCTCGAACTGCATCGCGGCCGCGACGAGATGTTCGAGATCCGTCCGATGAAAGGCGACTCATTCGTCGTCAATGCCGGGCATGTCCTGACGCTGGTGCGTACCAACGACGGGAACGTGTCGCGTGCCGATGAAATCATCGACATCCCCTTGGTCGAGTACCTGGGCTCGTCAGTGACCTTCCGTCAACGGCACCAGCTGTTTCGGATTCCGATGCCTGCTGTGCGCCAGCAGGCGGTCGCTGACCGTCAGGAGAACGTGCTGCGCACCGGTTTCACTGTGCATCCGGTAGGCGAAGGAGACTACTTCGGCTTCACGGTCGATGGCGACCATCGCTATCTCCTGGGCGACTTCACGGTGACGCACAACTCGGGCAAGACGATCATGCTCTCGGCGGTCGCCGGCAGCCTGCTCGCCGAGCCCGACGCCAAGGCCTGCATCCTGGCGCACCGCACGGAACTGACCGACCAGAACCGCGCCAAGTTTGCCCGCGTCAATCCGGGGCTGACCACCTCGGTGTTCGACGCCCACGAGAAGTCGTGGGCCGGTCGCGCCACTTTCGCCATGGTCCAGACGCTCTCGCGGGGTTCGCACCTCGAGCGGATGCCGACGCTCGATCTCCTGGTGATCGACGAAGCGCATCACGCCGCCTCGCCGAGCTACCGCGCGGTGATCGACCGGGTGCTGGCCCGAAACCCGAAAACCGGCATCTGCGGCCTCACGGCCACCCCGAACCGCGGCGACGGCCAGGGCCTGCGTGAGGTGTTCTCCAACGTCGCCGACCAGATCACCCTGGGCGAGATGATCGCCAGCGGCCACCTGGTGTCGCCGCGCACCTTCGTGATCGATGTCGGCGCTCAGGATGCCCTGGGCAAGGTGCGCCGCACGGCCCACGACTTCGACATGGACGAGGTCGCCGCCATTCTCAACACGGCCCCGATCACCCAGGCGGTGATCGGCCACTGGAAAGAGAAGGCTCGGGAGCGCAAGACCATCGTCTTCTGCTCGACGGTCGCGCACGCCGAGAACGTTACCGAGGCCTTCGTCGCCGCGGGCGTGCCTGCGGTACTGATCCACGGCGAGTTGTCGGAGTCCGAGCGGAAGGCCCGGCTCACCGACTACGAGACCGGCACTGCCCAGGTGGTCGTCAATGTCGCGGTGCTCACCGAGGGCTACGACTACACCCCGACCGGTTGCATCGTGCTGCTGCGCCTGAGTTCCTACAAGTCGACCCTGATTCAGATGGTCGGCCGGGGCCTGCGCACCGTCGATCCCGAGGAATACCCCGGCGTGATCAAGACCGACTGCGTCGTCCTCGACTTCGGCACCGCCTCGCTGATGCATGGCTCGCTGGAGCAGGAGGTCAATCTCGATGGCCAACTGCACCAGGGCGAAGCGCCGACCAAGGAGTGTCCCGAGTGTGGCGCCGAAGTGCCGCTGGCCTGCATGGAATGTCCCCTGTGCGGCTACGTCTGGGAACGCAATCACGACGCCACGCCGTTGGCCGATTTCGTGATGAGCGAGATCGACCTGCTGAAACGCTCCAATTTCTGCTGGTGTGACCTCTTCGGGTGTGACGACGCCTTGATGGCCACGGGCTTCAACGCCTGGGGTGGCGTCTTCTTCCTCAACGGCCGGTGGTTCGCCGTCGGTGGCGGCAAGGAACTGCGGGCGAGGCTGCTTTCGGTGGGCGAACGCACAGTGTGTCTCGCGCATGCCGATGACTGGCTCAACGAGAACGAATCCCAGGACTCCGCGCACAAGAGCCGACGCTGGCTGCGCGAGTCGCCGACGGAGAGGCAGCTGCAGTACCTGCCGCCGCAGTACCGCCAGGACTTCAGCCTGTCCCGCTACCAGGCTTCGGCGCTGCTCTCGTTCCAGTTTAACAAGGTCACGATCCGGCGCCTGGTGATGGCGGCCAACGATGCCCAGGGCGATGCGCGGGAGGCGGCTTGAAATGCGCAATCTGTTCCCGACAAGCGCGGGGGTTCGGTTATTTCAACCCTCAACTCAAACGCAGCGATCCCCATCGCACCACCGATCGCTGGCAGTTCTGCTCGATGCGCTGCCAGGACGCCTTCGCTCGCCTCATGGAAAGAACGGAGGGGCAAATGATTGACCCGACCGAGATGGAAATTGCCTCCATGAAGTCCTGCCTGCCGCCGCTTGGCGAGTATGTGGCTTCCATCGGCATGGCGCGCCCGCTCGCCGACTACGCCAAAACGGAAGTCCTGCGCCTCGTCGAGGTCGTGGTCGACGCCTATCAGGCGCACATGCTCCAGGAACACGAACGCCTGGCCGCGAAAGAGCGCGCGTACTTCGAGACGAGGCTGAGCCGTCAGCCCGCCTCGTCGGGAGGGCGGCGGTGATGCTCGACTTCAATCATCAACCCAGACTCCACGAGCGCTTCACGCAGGTGATCGACCAGGCGCTCGACGCCGAGCGTGCCCATCAGACCCCGCGCCAGTATCTCGGGGCCTCTCGCCTCGGCGTGAGTTGCGAGCGCGCCCTGCAGTTCGAGTACGCCGGCGCGCCGGTCGACCCTGGAAAGGGTTTCTCGGGGCGGACCCTGCGCATCTTCGAGGTCGGGCATGTCCTCGAGGATCTGGCCATCCGTTGGCTGCGCCTGGCCGGCTTTGATCTCCACACCCGCAAGAAGGACGGTAGCCAGTTTGGCTTCTCGGTCGCCGGTGGGCGAATCCGGGGGCACGTCGACGGCATCTTCAGTGACGGTCCCGCCGATCTCGGCCTTGCCTTCCCCATGTTGTTCGAGTGCAAGACGATGAACGACAAAAACTGGAAGTCCTGCGTCAAGTCCGGCGTAGCAGTCAGCAAGCCCGTCTACGCGGCCCAGATGGCGATCTACCAGGCGTACATGGAGTCGTCGATTCCCGGCATTTCCGACCACCCGGCGCTGTTCGCCGCGATCAACAAGGATACCCAGGAACTGTGGTTCGAACTCGTGCCGTTCGACGGGGGCTTGGCGCAGCGCATGTCGGATCGCGCGGTGCGGGTGATCCAGGCCACCGAAGCGGGAGAACTCCTGCCGCGTGGCTTTGTGGATCCGAGCCACTTCGAGTGCCGGTTCTGCAGCTGGCAGGAGCGCTGTGCCGGCGCAGGGGGTGGACGATGAGCACCGCTCTGAAACGTTGGGCGCCACCGAGACCGCTGGTGGGTTCACGGGTCATCGTGAAGCTGCTGCGCCGGCATGCCTCGGTCCAGGGCCCCGAGGCCGACCTCGTGGTGGCGGTGATCGCGCTGGCGATCGTCGACTGTCTCGATCGCGAGCCCTACCTGCGGGCCAGTGCACGCCGCTTTGTCACCGGCAGCCATCTCGAGGGATGGACGGATCTCGTGGGCCTGCATTCGGACTTCGTTCGCGAGATCGCCCGCAAGGGGGGCTACCTCGCCAGCGAGGACGCGCACTGGGTGAGCGCGTCCCGAACCCGGAAAGCCGTGCTCGGCGTCCCGGAAACGACACGGGAGGTCGCCGATGCTTGACTTCAACGACGCGCCCACCGACCACCGGGTCGATCTGGCGGCACAACGTGACGACTTGCGTGCCGAACTGCTGGCACGCCTGCCGGCGGTGCTGATGGCGATGTTTCCCGCCGGCAAGGTCCGTGGCCGGACCTTCGTAATCGGCGATATCGACGGCAATCCAGGCGACAGCCTGGAGATCGTGCTCACCGGCGAGAAAGCCGGTCTGTGGACTGATCGCGCGACCGGCGAAGGCGGTGACGTGTTCGAGCTCATCGCCCTTCACTACGGGCTGGACACCCGTACCGCCTTTCCCGCGGTGATGGAGGCCGCCGCCGGTCTGCTCGGTCGGGCTCTGATCCATCCGGCGCTGGCGAGACATGAGGCACCCCTCGACGAGCTCGGACCATACACGGCCAAGTGGGACTACCTGAGCCCCACTGGCGAACTGATCGCCTGCGTCTACCGGTACGACCCGGCGCCGGGGCGCAAAGAGTTCCGTCCCTGGGATGTGCGGGCGCGAATGTGCCGGGCGCCCGACCCGCGGCCACTGTACAACCTGCCGGCGGTCGCGCAGACCGACGCGGTCGTGCTGGTCGAGGGCGAGAAGTGTGCCGATACCCTGATTCGCCAAGGCATCGTCGCCACGACGGCGATGAACGGCGCCAAAGCGCCGGTGGACAAGACCGACTGGACGCCGCTCGCCGGCAAGTCCGTCTTGATCTGGCCCGATCGCGATGCACCGGGCTGGGATTACGCCGAAGCGGCGGCGAGAGCGTGCGTCGCTGCCGGCTGCCGGTCGGTGGCGATCCTCGTGCCGCCGACGGACAAGCCCGAGAAATGGGACGCGGCCGACGCATCGGTCGAAGGCTTCGATGCCGCCGCATTCATCGCAGAGGGCGAACGGCGGGTGATCAAGGCGGCGGCGCCGGTGCTGCCGACCTACACGCTGGGGGCGCTGCTCGATGATGACTCGCCATTGCCGCCGGACCTCATCGCCCCTCGCGTACTGACGCCAGCGGGCATGTTGGTCTTCGGGGGCGCACCGAAGGTCGGCAAGAGCGATTTTCTGCTGTCGTGGCTCACCCACATGGCCGCCGGTGCGACGTTCCTGGGGCTGGAGCCGCCGAGGCCGCTGCGCGTCTTCTACTTGCAGGCTGAGGTCCAATACCACTACCTGCGCGAACGGGTGAAGGCGATCAAGCTGCCGGCGCACCGGATTGCCGAGGCACGGGTGAATTTCGTGGCCACCCCGCAACTGCGCCTGCTCCTCGACGACGCTGGCCTCGCGCAGATCATTCCAGCCATCGCCCAGGCCTTCGGCCGGGACGCGCCGGACATCATCGCCATCGATCCGATCCGCAACGTCTTCGACGGCGGCGAAGGCAGCGCCGGTGAGAACGACAACGCCGCCATGCTTTTCTTCCTGTCGCAGCGCGTCGAGCGACTGCGCGATGCGGTCAATCCCGACGCCGGCATCGTGCTGGTGCACCACACCAAGAAGCTCGGCAAGCGCCAGTTCGAGGAAGACCCGTTCCAGGCGCTCTCCGGCGCGAGCAGTCTGCGGGGCTACTACTCGACGGGGATGCTGCTGTTTCGCGCGGACGAGACCCGCAGCCCCCGTCAGGTGCTCTTCGAACTGCGCAATGGACCGGCGATCCCGACCAAGCACGTCGACAAGATCCAGGGCGAGTGGCGGGAAGTGACGCCCGGCGAGCGGCTGGTCCTGCAGGAGTACGGCGCCAAGCTGGACGCCGAACGCCGGCGCAAGCATGACGTGATCCTGCAGATGATCTTTGATGAGGCGGCCAAGGGGCGGTGTTACCTGGCCTCGCAGTTCGCCAAGGTCTACGAGAACCAGGGCGGCTTGGGCGCCACACGCACCATCATCGAGCGTATCTCCGTGCTCGCGACGAAGGGCTACGTCAAGTTCTTCCGCAACCCCGATGCGTACGGATTGCCTCGGCGCAAGGGCAGCAGGCAGGGCTATCTCTGCGTCGAAGACATGCGTCTGAAACGGGTCGTCGGCGAACCCGATCCGGACACCGGTGAGCTCTTCGTCGAGGAGCTTCTGGTCTTGCCCACCCACTACACCTGCCCGCAGACGGGAATGAGCTTGCCGGTCGAGAACCCGCATACGTGGGTTTACCAGGAGGATTCCGGAGCATGACAAATGGCAATGGTGCGTCTGCAAAGCTCGCATGACGATCGCGTAAATAGGTCTGCAAAGCTCGGAGCTTTGCTGCAAAGTTGCAAAGCTCAAAAAGACAAAACCGCCTGGAATCAATCGGTTACGCGAAAACGGCGTCTGCAAAGCTCCGTTCTGCAAAGCTCTTGCAAAGCTACAAACCGGCTTATAAACAATGAGTTACGTCAGTTTATGACTACTACACATTCTCCCTATCTTTACAGATAGCTTGGCAATGCCCGCTGACGCGGCATTGCCAACCTGGTCATTTCATTCCTTTTGCTCGCGTCGAGGAGGACGTGTGATGAAGAAGAAACCGATTTGCTTTTGTGTAGCGCCGTCTCTCGGGACGGTGCTGATGATGGAAGGGCAGCGCTATCTGCTCACGAAGGTTCAGCCCTACCTACGTGCTGACGGCGAACGTTCAGAACTCCTGTCCTGGGAGAGTCACTGCCCGGTCTGTGGTGAGGCGTTCGTGGTTACGACCAGCCTGAAGCTGACCTACCTCAATCGCCGCTGCCCGCTTCACCATGCACCGGGTAGGGCTGTGCGGGACAGCAGAGTGATTGCCCCAGGGAAGGCACTACGGAGGAAATCGGCATGAACACCACAATGCTTGCCCTCGACCTGGGCACGACCACCGGCTGGGCATTGTCCAGCCGCGACGGCCACATCACCAGTGGCTCGGAATCGTTCAAGCCAGGTCGGTTCGAGGGCGGCGGCATGCTCTACCTGCGATTCAAGCGCTGGCTCACCGAAGTCAAGCAGTGCGCTGACAGCATCGACGCGGTGTACTTCGAGGAAGTGCGTCGTCACGCCGGTGTCGATGCGGCACACGCCTACGGCGGCTTCCTGGCGCACCTGACCGCGTGGTGCGAGCACCACCAGATTCCGTATCAGGGTGTGCCCGTGGGGACGATCAAGAAACACGCCACCGGCAAAGGCAACGCCGGCAAGGCCGCCATGATCGCCGTCGCAGTGAGACGCGGGTTTGTTCCGCAGGACGACAACGAGGCCGACGCACTGGCCTTGCTGGCGTGGGCAAAGGCTCAGGAGGACGCAGCATGAAGATCCCTCCGCAACGCTATCGCTGCCCGCTGGAGCGGCTGCAGCCGAACGTCACGGACCTCGAAGCGGTGAAGGAGACTGGGTGGCGCGAGCAACGCATCCTGGTCGTCTCGGACACCGACGAACGACTGGACTTTGTCGAACGGGAGTTCGTCCGGCGACTGGGTGAACGGCTGTACGGTTTGGGAGGGCGCCGCCATGGCTGAGTGGTCTATCGAAGACGTGGCGGCACGATTCGCCGAAGCCGCTGACACCGGACGACGCCTGCCACGCGTCAGGGTGCAGGGCTACTTCAGCGTCTGGCCTGCCTTTGCCCGAGACGCTTGGGAAGCCTATCCCGACGACGAGCCAGACTACCGTCCATTGCCGCCAAGTCCGCAGGCGATCGAGCGGATGCTGGAGACGATGCGCTGGGTGCAGTGGCTGGAGGTGGAGCAGCGCCACGTCGTCTGGATGCGTGCTAGGCGCTACGGTTGGCGGGACATCGCGCTTCGCGCGGCCTGCTGCACCCGGACGGCGCAACGTCACTGGCAACGGGCGATCCAGAGCGTTGCCGATCACCTCAACGCAGCGAGGGTCATGGTGTCGTGAGGAAGTCCGAGTGTTTTGGCGCACATGAGCGGGCTACAGCGTAAGCCTGCGGGCATCTGCGCCTTCCGCGGCTTGGAGGGGGTGTCGCATCTCGGGCCGTTTTGGCCTACAGTGACGACTACGGTTGGGAAAGGTGCGGGAGCGAAGACAGCTTTGAAAACTCGGCGAGTGGAACGACACGACGGCTCCGAGGCCTTTCCCGACAATATGCTGATGTGTTCAACAGGCTAATCTAAATACCTAAATAGGATATGCAATTGCGATGTAAAGAAAAATTCTTAGGCGCGTAACTTACTGATTTTAAATGGGTCCTTCCGGCAAATTATGCCATACGGGAGGCGCGCGATCGGTGTTTTTCTAGCGTCAGAGTGAGAATTGAGGTTTGCAGGGTTGGCAGGGTTTGCAGTTTGCACCCCGGCAGCCGGCACCCTCCCCGGTAGTCTGCATCACCCCCCATCCACCCGCCCCTCTGGCGGGTTTTTTGTTTCCGCGCCCCTCGCGGCCCGCGACCTCATCCGTCCGGGCCGTTTCCTTTTGTCCGAGGTGAAACTTGGCCGCACCCGAATTGACGCTGGAGCAGTGGCCGATCGAGCGATTGATCGACTACGCCCGCAATCCGCGCAAGAACGACCACGCCGTGGAGCAGATGGCCTCGGTCATCAGCGAGTTCGGGTTTCGGATTCCGGTGGTGGCCAAGAGCACCGGCGAACTGGTCGATGGCCATCTGCGCCTCAAGGCGGCGCGCAAGCTTGGGCTGACGACGGTGCCGGTCGTCCTGGCCGATGAACTGACGGACGCGCAGATCAAGGCCTTTCGCCTACTGGCCAACCGGTCCGCTTCCTGGGCGCAGTGGGATGAGACACTGCTGGCTCTGGAACTCGAAGACCTGAAGCTGGCCGACTTCGATCTGTCGTTGACCGGGTTCGACGAGGAGGAGATTTCGCGCCTGCTGGGTGACGACGAAGCCTCCAGCAACGGCGGCCCGGAGCCGACCGACGGCGAATCCGATGCGGCCGACGACGTTCCCGAGACGCCGGCGAACCCGGTGTCTCGCACTGGC